ATCTGTGTACGCACAGGTCCACCTGCTGGTAACAATTCCTTATAAGCGAGCGACTGGAACTGAGTGACAGCTTCAGCTAATACAGGATGTGTTGCACCTGATGCGCCTTTGAATGGTTCTGTTTTACTTTCGTATTTAAATCCTAATAAATCTAATCCTGATGTGTAAGCTCTTTCCCAATCTTTTCTTGAAGATTTATAATCTTGGTAATTTTCTGATAGTTCTGATCCTATTGGAGATAAAACATTATCTGGTAATAATTCTGCTAAATTAGAAAAATGATCTTGTCCTTGTTCAATATTAACTTTTGATGGATCAAAATTTATGTCAACACTTCCATCTTCGTTCTCTTGAACGTCAACAGGTTCTTGTGGGTCTTTTTGTGTTTCTTCTATTTGTACCTCTAGTTCTTCTTGACTAGGTATATTTATAGTTTGCTCAACGTTTGGAAGAGCTTTGTCCATATCTGCCATTTATTTTCTCCAATCTTGCGACCTTAACCTTTTTAATAGGAATATTCAAGCCCTGTGGGTTAGGTCCTCTTTTCGGTGGTGTAGTCTTGGTTAATTTTTTCATACTACCAATAGTAACTATATTTTCTAGGAGGTGATTTCTCTTCCTCATAATCTTCAGGGTGAGTTATTAATCCTCCCTGTCTAAATCTCATAACAGCTTGTGTCATAGAGTCAACTAAATCGTCATGATCTCCATAAGGGAAAGCAGCACACTCTTCCATAACCTCTTGTGCAAATTTTTTATCTGTTGGAGCCCATATCATACCACTTTCAAATAACGGTGCAACAGAATTAACTCTAGTATGCTTATCGTTTCCTTTTGATGGTGTGAAGTTGACTACAGGTATTCCCATAGCTCTAAGCTCATAAGTAAGTGGTAGTCCTGATGCCTTAGCCTCAACTAACACAGTTTCTGGTTGCCAGTAGTCATACTGTTCTTTCGCTACTCGTCTCAACTCAGGAAATTCTAGTCTCTCTTTCATAGCGTCGAGTAAAATTAAATTAGCTGGTGAATCCTCATTCTCCTGAAACACGCCCCACGTTGTAATGGCAGAGTAATCGGCAGTTTCTTTTTTCATGAAAGCAGTATCGTAAGATTGGATAACATGTTTTAAAGAGGGTAAACTATCCTTGTCCCAATTCTTCCACCACTCTCTTTTTATAATTGCACCTTCTTCAGAAGAAGGATTCTGCATCCACTGTGCATTCCACTTACCAACTGACAGTGATGCTTTAACAGCTTCAAGTTCGTCTAGTTTCCAATAGCCTGGCCAAACAGGTTTCTTACTTGGCAAAATTGCTGGGAACTCTACTACTTCCCATTTATCAGCTTTGATTTCTTTTTGTGATTTTAATAACATACCTGTTAAATCTTTTGTATTCCATCTGGTCATTACACAAACAATTTTACCACCTGGCTGTAAACGTTGTCGAGGACCTGATGTATACCATTCATATGCTCGCTCAAGAGCTTGCATGTTCATAGCATCTTGCTCCGAGTGTGGATCATCTATAATTAATAAATCTGCACCCCGACCTGTAATCGCTCCACCAACACCAGCAGCAAAGTATTCTCCACCTTGTGCAGTTTCCCAGCGACCTGCTGCTTGTGAATCTTCTCTAAGTCTAGTTGGAAATACTGATTTGTATTCTTCTGTGTCCATTAATGTTTTTGCCTTACGCCCGAACCTTATGGCTAGTTCTCCGGTGTGGGTCGTTTGAATAATTTTTAGTTTTGGGTTTCTCCCGATCATCCAGGCAGGGAGCAGGGAACTGGCGAACTCTGACTTGGTATGTCTTGGTGGCATGTTAACAATTAATCTTTTAACTTTACCTGTAGACATTTCGTTAAATTTTTTTGCAATAATTTTATGGTGCGGACCCTCAATGAATTCTGGCCACATGTGTTTTACAAAACTTAAAAAATCAGATTGTATATGAGATATCTTTTTCTTTTCTCCAAACTTTAAATACATTCTCATAAAGTCTTTTCTTACATCTGGAGGTAATTTTTTTATTTTTTTTAAGTCAATATTCATAATATTTTTTTGCAAAATTTTTTTTAAATTTTTTTTGGTTGATTTTGGAACCCATAATGGTTTTATAGGCTAAAACCCTCTAAATCAAGCTATAAAGGGTATACTAAGGGACCCCTATATTTTAGGGGGTATAATAACAATATGCCTAGCGCAAATTTTTGCATGGCACTGGTACCTCTATTGATTGTAGCCCCGCAGGGGGCGCACAACCTATGGTTGTGCATGTTATGTTGTTAGTCTAGTAGTGTCATGTATGCTGGTACATTTAACCTGCTAAACTTATCTAATTTCTTTTGCATTGTATCGTAGTCCGCTCCCTCTTCTGCTGTCTTGATCTCTATGTATAGTTTATGTTCCTTCTCAGTTAACATTGCTGATTGACCTGAATAAGGGTTAGTTGTTTTTATTAGTTGAGCCATTCTTAATCCTTTGTTGTAGTTTATATAACTTACGATCGTAATAGATCTCCATGTTTACTGCTATGACAAATAATACAAAGCCACTCAGTAAGAATGTTATGCCTATGTATAGTAACGTATTGTACATTGTGTATCCTTTCGTTGTTAATGGGACTATCCTACATTAGTAGGGTAGTCCCGTCAAGTGTTATTGAAACTTTCCCTTAGCATCTAAGACCGCATATACACCAGCATCAACTAGTTGTTTATATGCACCCTTACGAGTTTTTTTAAGACCTGTGAAATAACGTGCTAGAGTTTTTACAGTAGTGCCTTTTCTAGGGTCACACATTAGCAAACCACTTCGTACCTCACTTCTTAAACCAATCAGAGACATACTGATTTGGAAGTTGCCTCGGTCTTTGTCATTATTAAATCTTATTGTTGTCATTGTATCCTTTCGTTGGTTAATCATGGTCCTATAATATCCCATAGGATGCTGCTGTCAACCCTATTAATAATTAATAGTTAGCTGTTAATAGTCACTAGTCCTATTATATCCTATATTCTAAGATATGTCAAGTGTAATAATAAAGTATTATTAATGCACCTATAAACCCTATTACAAGTTCAACCATTGTTTCCCTTCTGTTAATCTATTTGATAGATACAATATATTAACGCAACTATAACTATGTTTACTGTCCATATTCCTAGTGCTATTTCATATCCTGTCATTAGTTTAATCCTCCTTCATATCTAATCTTTACACCACCAGTTGCGGTTCTGTATCCATTAGCATCTACATCAAAGTAAGTCATACAAGGTTTCATATCCTTGCTAGTCCATTCCTTACAATCTTTAGTCCATGTTCCTAGTCTCGTTATAAACTTAGAATGTTTGTTTGCATAGTATGTTATGTAAAACTTCTTATTCATCTGTATATCCTTTCATTAGTTATAGGACTATCCTACTATGAATAGTCCTATATGTCAAGTCTTTAGTTAATGGCTATCTGCAATAACTGTTCAGGTATAGGAAGTTTAATACTTGCCTTACCCATTTCTTTTTGCAACGCCTTAACTGTATTGTTTATATCTGCACCAGTATGCACAACTAGTTTGCAATTATCTTGCATGTCTTGAAGTTGATTATATATGGCATGATTTTTTTGTATATACTTCTTAGCTTCTTGATAGCAAACTTCATCTAGCTTAGAAGAAAAATAGTTCACAGTATCTTCTTTAGTTGTAAAGCCATCAAACTCCGTATCCCACTTCCTAGCCTTGTTGTAGTGATTAAGTTTTCTTGATAGTTCGTCTGCAACATCATTACATTCTCTAAACAACTGGTTTTCAGTATGTTGCATAGATTGTTTAAAGTCATGATATTTCTTACTTGCTATCTCAACTTTTTTAAGCAGTTTCTCAATGCCTAGTTTTTTGGCAAAGTGTGGTTTTTGTTTATCTGCTAACTTGTTTGCTTCCATTGATACTTCTGTATCAACAGCTTCTCGTCTGTCACTAAACTTAGAGTTTATTAAATCCTTAAAAAACTCTAGTTCGTTGCTTCGGATTGGTTTCATGTTTCTGTATCCTTTATTAGTTATTATTAATTGTCCTATATTATCCTATTGACATGGTATAAGTCAAGTGCTATATTAACAATATGAAAAACAAAACAATTAAAGACCCATTTGGTTTTAACAAAGCCATAAATTACGACAAACTAAATGACCCTAAGATACTAAAAACATTGGAAGAAATGTTAAAAGACCCACATGATGCCCCTTACAGAGAAAATGAAAAACAACCAACACATAATGCAGGTGAATGTGACGGCTGTGGTGAAACAATTAAACCTGATCAATGCAGCTCTAACCATAGTAGGTCTCTGTGCATTGATTGTGGTTAGGTAAACTTGAATCGTGAACCAACAGTGGAATGTGTGACCTCGAGGTATCTCATACTATTTGCTATGCGTATGCTCTGACTGTTGGTTCACGGGTCAAGTAACTAAGAGTCTCTTAAATGAGAATAGAAGCAATCCCTTTAGTGTGGAAATATAAAATCTTCAATAGTGCTTGACCAAGCTCCAAGCTCCAAGCTCCAAGCTCCAAGCTCCAAGCAATAATAATACTTGACACATCCTATAAGATCCTATAGTATGTACATATCCCGTTTGCTGGTATCCGGATTTAAAACTCAAACCAGCACAAGGCCGAACCCCGGTAGGAATAGACGCTAGTTCGTCTCCATGTACCGGGACAAGGCACAACAA